ATGAGCGAAGATATCGAAGAAGACGAAGATCTCGATCCCCGCGATCTCGAGGCCTTTTACGCCGCCGCAGCCAACGATGACGAGTTCATCGTCCAGATCGACTTCGATTATTGCGAAGTGAACTATTCCGGTTACGAGATCCTCTCGAAGGCGGAGTTGGGCAAGTTGATTGCCGGACTTCGCAGTGGGGCGCAGGTCGGAGCCCACAACATGCCGAAACACTGGGAAGAGGATTTCGACATCGGCCTGCTCGATGGTTCTTTCTCGATCCATTCAGCCGATCCCGAGTACGTCGCGGCCATGAGATTGGTTTTTGGGGAATCCGTCGGTGATACCGGGTATTTTTACGAGGTCATGGAGGCGGCTCCAAAGGTCATCGATCTGGCGCTTGCCCGGGAGTATCTGGAGTCCGAGGTTGATCTCTCTGAAATGACCTCGATCACTGATGAGGCGGCAGAGGTGCTTTCGACGCACGAAGGAGACCTTTTCCTCGACGGCCTGACGGAACTATCCGATGCCGCCGCAGAATCGCTCTCAAAGGCCCAGTGCTTGCTTGAATTAAATGGTCTGACGGAGTTGACGGACACCGTAGCCGAGGCCTTCTCCAAGCATTGTGGATATTTAGCGCTTAATGGTATCTTTGAGCTATCGGATTCCGCCGCACGGTTTCTATCGACGAAACTGGGCGACCTTTATCTCAATGGGCTATCGGATCTATCCGCGCATGCGGCAGCCAACTTGGCCAAACACGGAAATGGGAAATTGCCAGTCAACGACATCATAATTCGCGCCGCAAACGAAACGGGGGTTCCGGGAACAAGTGTCAATTCGATTCTAAAAAAGGTTTTTGGGAGCCTTGCAGATTTCTCCAACTTGACGGATGTCGCTCTGATTGCGGGTGCGGGTGAGGACCGTAAACTTGTTTCGCTCCTCGCCAAGGAAAGCAATCTCACTGAGGAGGATATTGACGAACTGCTAAAGGCTCTCACAGAGGAAGCGGAATCGTGTCTACGCGATAACTTTCGGGATTCACTTAATCTCAACGGTTTGGCGGAACTCTCCGATGCCGCCGCCGAATCGCTTTCCAAACACCAGGGGAGACTCTCACTCAACGGCCTGACGGAACTCTCGGATGCCGCCGCCGAATCGCTCTCCAAGCATCAGGGATGGCTTTACCTCGACGGCATGATGGAACTCTCGGATGCCGCCGCCGAATCGCTGTCCAAGTATCAGGGATCGCTTGACCTCAACGGCCTGACGTATCTCTCCGATGCCGCCGCCGAATCGCTCTCCAAGCATCAGGGATGGCTTTACCTCGACGGCCTGACGGAACTCTCGGATGCCGCCGCCGAATCGCTTTCCAAACACCAGGGGAGACTCTCACTCAACGGCCTGACGGAACTCTCGGATGCCGCCGCCGAATCGCTTTCCAAGGTTCAGGAAAGCCTTTACCTCAATGGCCTCACGGAACTCTCCGATGCCGCCGCCGAATCGCTATCAAAGGTTCAGGGAGATCTTTCTTTCTACGGCCTCGAAACGATCAGCGCCCAAGCAGCCAAGTTCCTCCTCAACGCAAAGGGAGATGTAAGCACCGGGCTCGACCTCGAAGCGATCGCCAACGGTGACTACGAGAAAGATAATGAAGACTATGACGACGAGGACGAAGACTACGACGATGACGACGAGGATTGAGCCGCAAAAATCCCGCGGCTGATGGCCGGCTTCACCCGGACGGTTTCATGGTCCCCAATGTGAAGCCGTCCGCGCCACCCGCTCACACCAGATCATCAAACAACCCCGGCTGGAACGGCTCAAGCGCCTCCTGCTCGGCCTTGAAGAAATCCTCCTTCGTCTTGCCTCGCTTCCGTCCCTCCCGCGTGTGGCAGTCATAAGCGTAGGCGGGGATGGCCACGTAGTCCTCCGCCTCGCGAAGTTCTCCGGCCAGTTCCTCGGGATCGAGCCCGGCGGTCTGGTCATAGACGAAGTTCTGCAAGTGATCGGCATCCCGGCTCTTCTTTGCCAGACACAGCAGGATCACCGCCTTGGAGATGAAGATGCGCCCCCGGTGCTGCTTGGCGGGCAGGCCCTCGTTCACGACGAGGTAGGCATCATGCAGTGCTTTGACCTCGGCGGTGAGAATGCCCCAGCAGTCCTCCGCGCTCACGGTGAGGAGCCGCTTCCAGCAATACTTGCCGAAGCCGCTCTCCCAGAGTTCCAGCGCCCAGTAGCCGGCGAGTTTTGCATCGGCCCGGCGGATGGCTTTCTGCATCGCGCTGGAGACCTCGCTGAACTGGTAGCCGCGCTTGGTGCGAAGATTCATGGGATCGTTGGGGAGGAGATAGGGCTGGTCTGGGCTTTCCATGGAAGGAGCCTCGTCACCGTGGTTTCGAGGGTCCATCCGTTTGCATCACCATTTGGGTAGGCCGAAGTGACTCCACCATTTTCCGGCAGGCGGTCGCGTGAGTCGCGAAGAAAGGAGGGTGTTCGAGGGTGCCTCATGATCAGTGCAGCGACAGGCTTTGGCGGCGCGGCGCGTGGATGGCGACCCGATCCTGGCTCTTGTAATCCTCGAAGGTGATGTGGGCCTTCCACTTGCGCTTGAGGTGGCGCTTCTCGGTGGCGATCCGGTCGGCGGTGCGGAAAAGCGAGTTGCCTCCCATGTTCTTGTCGCGGTCCTGTACGAAACAGAAGCGTGCTTCGTTCCAGACAAGCCGGTGGTCGAGCAGTTCCTGAAGAGTGGCGTCGATGTCGCACTTGCACTTGAGCAGCTCGTCCCACTTCGGAACTCCGCCCGATTCGTCGCGGACCACACCAACCGCTCCCCCGACCCAATGGTTCACGCCGAAAGGATCGTTGCGCTGAAGGAGCCGGGGATCGCTCCTCTGGTGCCATCCGAAAAGCCGAACATCTGCTCCGCGCGCGCCCCAGGCCGCGTTCGTGATCATGGCAAGAGCTTCCTCGGGCGAGAGCTTGCGGCAGCGAAGGCTCACCATGCAGACGCAGGCGGTGATGTCGTCGTCGAGCATGACGACGGCGTCCTCCTTGAAGTGTTCGAGGATCCAGTTGCGCACGGCGGACACTCCCGTGATTTCATCAGGGATGGTCGCCGTCTCCGGCAGCGGGATCGCAGCGTAATCAGCCTTTTCGCTTTCCGGCACGAGCAGCGTCGCGCTGGGGAAGAGCTTGTGGCTGGTCATCGTTCGCGCCCGGCTGCGGCTCAGGATCACCAGCCGCAGGGAGAGCGGCCGCAGTTCCGGCCACAGGTCCGCTGGTGCTGGCGGCGGCGCGCTGGCAGAGTTGGAGTAGTCGTTTTCCATGTAGAACCCTTCCGATCCCGATCTTCTTCGTGGTGCGGGTGATCGAGTAATCCACCTCGCGCACGCCCATGAGCTGAAGCGCGAGCATCCAATCGCGCAGGTCGTGGAACATGAAGACGAGGTAATCGTGATGCTCGAAAGCCTGGCATTCCATGCGCGGGATCGGTTCGATGTCGTCCGCCGGATCGTCGTCCTCGAAGAGCTTGCGGATCTCGTCCTCCATGAAGCCGGTCAGTTCGAGATCGAAGGCGGGATCGGCTTCCTCGATCTGCTTGATGAGCCGGCGAAGGTCGTCCTCATCGAGTTCAGCCAGCTCCGCGAGACGATTGTCGGCGAGGAGATCGGCGAGTTCCTCGGCTTCCGAGCCATAGTCCTGCTCGTCCACCGGCACGGTCTCGCAACCGATGAGGAGGGCGGCCTCAAGACGACCGTGACCACGCACAACGAGTCCGCTTCGTTTGGAAACGGTGATGGGATTGCGCCAGCCTTGGTCCTGGATGATCGAGGCGAGCAACTGGATCTGGTGCGCGCTGTGCCGGTTCGGATTGACCGGGTTCGGCTTCAACCCGTTCGGATCAATCAGCGTGGTATGGGCGCAGTGGACGGGAATGCTCACCCCGCGAGGCGGGTGTCAACGCGAGCGATGACGTTGACTCCGCCTCCTCGGGCAAGATGGAATCCGTTCTCCCTCCCGAAGTCGCCCGCAAGCTCCTCCACAAGGATCTCGCGAACCTGGTCAAGCGGGTTCACGAGGGCAAGAAGCTGACGCGCTCCGAGCACTCCATGCTTCAGAACCTCGCCGGCATGTCGGCAGGACACTCCGGTCCCACCCATGCCCGCAACTACGTGGAGCTTGCGGAAATCCTCGGGGTGAGCCGTCAGGCGCTCGGGCACTGGCGACGGCGCAAGGACGCGCCCAAGGCCGCCGCCAACGGCCTGCACGAGGTCGCGGCATGGCGGGAATTCATGCGGCAACACAACCTCAAGGGATCGGAAGTCCCGGCTACCGACGAGGAGGCGAGTCTCAAGGCGCGCAAGCTCCTCGCCGAAGTGGAGGAGCGCGAACTGCGGCTCGCGGTGAAGAGGGAACTCTACGTGCCCCTCGACGTGGTGAGGCAGGAGTGGACGACACGGGTGGGACGGTCCGTGAGCCTGTTGCGCAACAAGTTTGAAAACGAGCTCCCGCCGATCCTCTCCGGTCTCGATGCCACCGGCATTCAGGACGAGTGCCGCAAGGCCATCGACGAGGTCCTCGGCCTTCTCCACGCAGGCGATGATGTGGCTTGAACTCCTCGATGAAATCTGGCGGGACTGCTGGAAGCCGCCCGACCGTCGCCCGCCCTGGGCGTGGGCCGAGGAGCATGTCCACGCGATCCCCTATTCACCGGTGCCGGGACGATTCCGGGCCGACAACTCTCCCTGGCTGAAGGAACCGCTCGAAGCCCTCGTCGATCCCCGCGTTCGGGTCGTCTCGGTGATGGCATCGATCCAGTCATCCAAGACGACCATCGGAGAACTCGGCCTCTGCTACATCATCGCCAACCTGCCCGGTCCCACGCTCTGGCTCGACCAGACCGACGACGACGCCCGCGATCAGGCCGAGAGCCGCATTGGCCAGTTGTTTGAGGATTGCCCGGCGGTGAAGGCACTCTTCCCGAACAACCGCCACCGAATGAAGACGGCGACCAAGCACTTCTCCAACGGCATGACGCTCTGGGTGCTCGGGGCCCACAACAAAACCAACCTCCAGCGCCGTTCGATCCGCTGGCTGATCGGGGACGAGACCTGGCGTTGGCCGACCGGCCATATGGCTGAGGCCGAGGCGCGGGTCACCGCCTTCGGCTGGCTCGGGAAATGTTTGTTCCTCAGTCAGGGCGGCGAGGAACACGACGACACCCACCGCAAGTTCGAGACCACCGACCAACGCGAGTGGACCTTTCAATGTCCTGAGTGCGAACTTCGCCAGCCCTGGAAGTGGGAAAACGTGGAGTGGAGCAAGGACGCCCGCGACGAAACCGGCGAATGGGATTTCGCCCAGATCCGCGCCACCGCCTCGCTCCGATGTGAAGGCTGCGGCCACCAGTTCGAGGACAGCGACCGGACCCGCCGGCGACTCAACACCACGGGCCGCTATGTCGCCCAGAACCTCAACGCCTCGACTGAAAACGTGGGGTTCCACTGGAACGCTCTCTGCGCGATGAGCTGGGGGAGGCTCGCTGAGCTGTACCTCCGCGCCAAGCAGGCCGCCCGCATGGGCGACTTGGAGCCACTCAAGATCTTCTATCAGAAGCGCCTCGCCCTTCCCTGGCGGGATTTCGTGGATGACTTCCGACTGGAGATCGAGCCGAGCGGTTATCGCCTCGGTGAATCCTGGGAAATCGAAGCCGCCCTCGATGCGAAGGGGCGCATCCTCGAAGCACCCTTTGCCCCTGAAGAGGCGGCAGCTCCGATGCGCATCCTCACGGTGGACTGCCAGATGGATCACCTCTTCGCCGTGGCGCGAGGTTGGGCGGCGGACGGATCCTCACGGCTGCTCTGGCACGAGCGGCTCCTCACCTGGGACGACGTGGACGAACTCCAGGAACGCTTCGGCATTCACTCAAATCTCGTCTTCGTCGATGCCGGCCACGCCACCTATGACGTCTATCGAGAATGTGCGAAGCGAGGCTGGACCGCCCTAATGGGCGACCGACGCCCCACCTTCCTTCACCGGCTGCGGGACGGACGCAAGGTCCACCGCTTCTACTCGCCGCGCCGCAAGGTCGTCCTCAACCGCACCCAGGGCTGTTCGGTCTTCTACTGGTCTAACCTCAACATTAAGGACATGCTCGCCCGTCTGCGGAGAAATCAGGATCCCGAACGCGGCCCCACCTGGGAAATCCCCGAGGACGCCACGGAGGACTACCTCAAGCAGATGGAAAGCGAGCGCCGCGTGAAAAAAGGCGGCAAGTGGCTCTGGCTTCAGATCGGCGACCGTCCCAACCACTACCTCGACTGCGAGGCCATGCAGGTCTGCGCGGCGGTGATGCTCAAGCTGGTGGGCCGGGAAGCCGGAGGGGATGCACCAGAGGGCGAAGAAGAAGGCGCGGGCGATTGACACGCGGATCGGGTGCGAACCCGCCCGACCCGATGCCCCGACCGAACTTCCTGTGGCGCCACCAAGCCGCCGCAAAAAATCGCCAAGGGACCGGGCGGGCACAATCCACACGCCACATGAATCCCAAGCAATTCCTCCAAGGGAAACTCACTTATCTCGGCATCCTTCTCACCGCCCTCGGCGCACTCGGTCACCTCTTCGGGTTCACCGTCCCGACCGAGGAAGTCAAAGGCATCATCGGCTGGCTCCAGACCAACTGGAACACCCTGATGGAGCTGGTCGGCCTGGTCATTACCGCCTACGGCCGCCTCCGCATCAACTGGCGAAAGGAGGTCGCCTGATGAACGTCAGCATTGATACCCTTGCCGCCCAGATCGTGCGGGAAGCGAGCCGCTTCGTCGGCCTCCGCGAAGTCCGGAAGAACTCCGACTGGGACAACCCGAAGACGCCCGTGCGGGACTACGCCATTGCTGAGGAACTGCGCAAGCTGATGCGCCCTTCGCCCTGGGAAGAGGGATGGGCATATTGCGCCGCCTATTGCGAGGGCGTGGTGGCGGCTGCCCTGCGTTCCCTCGAATTCCCCGAGGCGAAGATCCAGCGCTGGCACAAGGTCATGACGCCGCACTGCGTCACCAGCGCCGGGAATTTTCGCGCCCGAAAACTCCTCACCGACAAACCCTCGACAGGGGCGGTCTGGCTCGCGCGACACGGCACCAGCTCCAATGGGCATGCCGGCATCGTCAGCGCCGCATCGGGTAAGTCGATGTCCACGATCGAAGCCAATACCTCGCTTGATCCGACAACCTCGGCCGAGGACCGCGAAGGCGACTGGATCACCACGCGCATCCGTTCCACCGGCGGCACCGGCAGCCTCAAGACGATGGGCTTCGTCACCCCGCAATCCATCCTCGCCCTCCTCGAAGCCTGAGCCCCATGCCCTTCAACCTCACGGGACGCATCCACGACCTCATCGCCACCCTCACGGCGGGGAGCGTCGTGGCCGTGGCCTTGAGCGACCTCGACGTGGCCCTCAAGGTCGTGGTCGGTACCCTCACGAGTGTGTTCCTGCTTCTGGGTATCGTGATCCGGGCGCGGGAGCTTCGCTCTGGAGGCGGAGGAAAGAAGGGCAAGGAAGAGTGACGCGTCCCCGTTGACAGCGCGCCCGGCCCATGGCGCGCGGTCTCTTTGTCATCGGTTTCACGGCTTCGGAGGTTCTTCAGATCCAGGCGAAGGCCAAGGAGATGCTCCTCGAAGGCAAGACCCTCATGTCGTGGGGCGAAAGCGGCTCGACGGCGACCAAGCAGTTCGCCATGCCGATCCGCGAAGTCCTAGAGGAATGCGCCCACGCCCTGCCCCTCCTTGATCCGGAGACCTTCGGACGCCCGCCGCGACGGGTGGGATCGACTCGGGTCGGATTCCTCCCGAAATGAACGCCACTCTCCAGCGACTCGCGGTTTCTCTTCTGCCGCCCATCCTCGTGCCGAAGACTTGGTCTTCGGTCTACGACAACGCGCAGAACTCACCCCGCCGCGGCCCGGTCCCCGGCAACGCACCGCGCGATGCCCGCAAGGACCTCACGCCCGCGACCCGGCGCGAACTGGTGCGCCGAGGCCGCTACCTCTACAAGAACTCGGGCTTCGTCCGCGAGATGGTTTCCAGCATGGCGATCTACTCGACGGGCGACGGCATCCGTGCCCAAGCACAGTCGCCGGACTCCGACTGGAACCAGCGCGCCGAGGACTATTTCAAGCGCTGGAGTTCGCGTTGCGAGATCACGGGCCGCTACAGTTTTGAGGAATGTCAGGGACTGGTCTGCCGGGCGCTCGACGTCGACGGCGAATACTTCGTCCTCAAGACCCGCAACCGTCTGGGATTGCCTTCGCTTCAGTTGATCGAGACTCATCGCATAGGCGGTGACGACTTCAGCCTTTCCTCAGTAGACGGGGTGACCCTCGACGAATGGGGAGCCCCTCTCACCTACCGCCTGCTTGAGGACAACGGGCCGCGTGAAATCCCCGCCCACCAAGTGCTTCACGTCTTCGAGCCGGAACATTCCTCTTCGGTTCGCTCTGCCCCCACGATCCAGCACTCCATCAACCACGTCATCGACGAGATGGAGCTCATCGCCCTGGAGAAGCACGCAGTGAAGGATAACGCCGACGTGACTCGCATCCTCAAGAACGAGGCGGGCCAGTTGGAGGAAGGCACCGACTTCGAGTTCCGTGACGGGGAATCATCGGCGGAATCGGATGCCAGCAACCCAACCGACCTGCAACGCATCGTCGGTGGTAAACTCGTGGCCCTCAAACCGAACGAGTCGCTGGAATCCTTCGAGTCGAAGCGGCCCAGCCCCACCTTCACCGGGTTCCTGGAACACTTGCGGAGGGACTCGGCCCTCGGTGTCCTGCCCTTCGAGTTCACGGCAGATTCCTCGAAGATCGGCGGAGCCGGGGTGCGGCTCGTCGTGGCCAAAGCGGACCGCCGCTTCTCCTTCCGCCAGATGATTCTCATCCAGCGCTTCATCCGTCCGGTCTGGTTCTACGTGATCGGCGATGCCATCGCCCGAGGTGAGCTGGAGGCGGTTCCGAACTGGTGGCGGATCAGTTGCGTGACTCCGAGGCGGGTCACGGTGGACGCGGGACGCGAGGCCCAGCAGAACCGGGCCGATGTCGAGATGGGACTCAAGACGATCTCGGATCACTACGAGGAGCTAGGAGCGGACTTCGGTGAGGAAATCGAACGCCGGGCGCGGGACATCAAGATGATCCTTGAGGCGGCGGAGAGGCACGATGTGCCGGTGGAGCTGCTTTGGAAGCCGGCGGAGAAGAGCTCGCTGACCCGATTCGGCGAGATCCCTTGAGTAAAGGGAGGGAAACCTGGGCGAGCAACCTCCGGCGATTAAGGCGGGGCTAACGTTCGACATTCAGGCGACAAAAAATGCGTTAAGCCCGGAAATGATTCTTTTCAGGCCGTCTCCAAAAGTCTAGAACGACCTTGCTTTATAGGTAGTGACCGTATTTATTTAGTAGTCTCTTTTAGTAAAAAAGATCAGCAAAATAAGACCATGCACGACGGATCCGAAGACCCTACAGCTACCTGCAGCGTTTGTGAAGATCTCGTTTGGCTAGGCTACATCAAGGCGTGCCCCGAATGCGGCAAAACCTACTGCGAAGATTGCATCGAGGGTTTGGGTGATTGCACGGTTTGCGAAGACTGCGAAGAAGTGGTATGTGAAACGTGTATCGGTTCCCACGATTGCGAATCTGATCGGACCGGTCAGTGAGACATTCAGGCCCCCTAGCAGCGCGGCTCCAATCAGACCCGGGCCTTAGGCCCTTAGTGAAGTACGATCCAGCTTGCTCCCTCGTCGGGAACTGTCTCCGTTGACAGCATTTCCGGGGCGTGAAAGCCCTCGACGTTCTCCGAAGCCGCCAGCCCTGGCTCATCACGCCTGAGGCACTCGATCACTTCGCCGCCCGGACCGCGGCCTTTGCTACAGGCCAGCTCTTCAGCGATGATCCGCCAACCCATCCGCTCCTCAACATTGATGACCGGATCGGCATCGTCCGCCTCCACGGTCCGCTCATTCGACGCCCCAGCCTCATCGAGAGCTGGCTCTTCGACGCGGTCAGCACCGAGGACGCCATCGCTGCCGTTCGCCAGGCTGCGACCCACGAGAAGATCGACGCGATCCTTTTGGACATCGATTCGCCGGGCGGCACCGCGATGGGCACGACCGAACTGGCCGAGGCTGTCGCCGACGCATCCAAGGAGAAGTTCGTCTATGCCTATACCGGCGGTCTCATGTGCAGTGCGGCCTACTGGGTCGCCTCGCAGGCCGATGCGATCTACGCTTCGCCCTCGGCTCGAGTCGGATCTATTGGGGTCATCATTCCCTTCCTCGATACAAGCGAAGCCTTCGAACGGGCCGGGCTCAAGATGGAGGTCTTTGCCTCAGGCAAGTTCAAGAGCATCGGCACGCCCGGCGTCGCCTTGACCGAGGAACAGCGCGAGCTGCTCCATGCCGAGGTCGCGGAAATCTTCGGCGACTTCCGCGCCGCCGTTCTTGCCCGTGGCCGCAAGATCCCAGACGAGGCCATGGAAGGCCAGACCTTCAGCGCCCGCCAGGCGCAGCGCCTCAACCTCGCCGGCATGGCCAAGGACCGCGACGCCGTGCTGGCCCGCCTTCGCCGCCTTCACACCGGCAAAGTTGACACGATGGCCAGGTCGATTCCTCACGCGACCATGAAGACCGTCGAAGACCAGCTTTCCGAAGCCCTCGCCCAGATCAAGACCTTCCAGACAGAGACAGGCGAGCGGGACTACGAACTCAAGCAGCTTTCCGAGCAGCTCAACGAAGCCAAGGCGGAGTTGCTCGCGAAGGAGGCCGAACTGGTCTCGGCAAGCCAGACGCATGAAGCCGCTGTCGCCGAACTCCGCCAGCAGCTCGAAACGGAACTGGCCGAAAGCCGCGAACAACTCGCGGGAGCAACCACCGAGATCGATCAGCTCAGCCAACAGGTCACCGGGTTGACCGAGGCGAATGCCCAACTCGCCGCTCGCGAACAGGATCTTGAGAAGCGGGCCGCTCTACGCGCCGCCCAGATCGCCGCCGAATCCGGCAGCCAAACGCCCGCCCACGTCACTCCGGCGGGAAATCATCAGCCCAATCCCCTTCCGCAAACCGCCGCCGAAGTCTGGAACCGCCAGTTCCAGTCTGCTCGCTAACCTCCTTTCTGTCTCTTCAACCCACCACCAACCATGTCCGTTCCAACACTACTCGACCTTGCCAAGCTCGATGCCGGCGTCGGCTATCCGATCATCGAGGAATCCGTCAAGAGCGCACCCGAACTCCGGGTCGTGCCCGCCTCCACGATCCTCGGCACCACGATGGAACTCACCGTGCGGACAGGGCTTCCTTCGATGGCCTTCCGCGATGCCAACCAGGGCGTTCCGCGCAGCAAGTCCCGCTACGAGACCAAGACGTTCCAGACTCACATCCTCGACCACCAGATCGCGGTGGACGAGCAGATCGTGAACGGTGCGAAGGATCGCGGACGCCTCCTCGAAAACCACGTTGGCGGCGTGATGGAATCGGCCATGCAATATGTGGGCAGCCAGTTCTACTACGGCACCGGCCACGAACCGGCCCCTCCCTTTCGGCAGCCCCAGCACGCACCCGGCCCGATCCGTAAAATTCCCGGAAAAAGGAAAAACGCGGCGTCTCCCCCCACGGTTGTCCGATCCCGTTTGCTAGAGTGGAAG